ATAGTTAATAAGAAAGATTCAGTTAGTCCAAATGTTGGATTTCAAACATTTGATGAAAAAGTTATACTAACACATACAAGTCCTTTAGTAGTAGATTTATGTGATTCAATATATACAATTGGGATTGGTTTAAAAGAAAATAAAGTTTTAATAATTGGATCACCGGGATCATCTGAAATAAATCCACCAGAGTTTGTTTTAGGACCTGCATTAAAAACAGATGTAGAAACATCAGTAACAGTAGATATAGATGATAATATTTTTATTGATACTAGTAATGTATTAGAGGATGATGATGATTATAATAAATATGATTTATTGGAATTTAATATAGATATAGAAGAAATATATAAAAAATATTCAAGAGAAAAATTGATGAAATGTATTTGTAAATATTATGAAAAATAATATATTAAAATATAGTAAATGATATTATATTTTAATGTTAAATCTTCATCACAGTTAGATCCACATGTTATTTTTATTTCAGTAATAAAATATATATTTATAATTGCTGGATTAAAATTTATAGAAAAAAGATATGAAATGGTTGGTTTCTTTAATATATATATTGGTTTAATACTAATTGTTGATATTGGGTTTACATGTTATAATTATATGAAAAATACTTTTTTTATTCCAGTAACAACACAAAATAAAAATATTGATTTTAATAAACAGTTTGATGATATTATTGATACAAATTTTGATTTTAAAAATTTCAATAAAGAGCTAGATAGTTTTGATAAACAAATAAATTCAATGATAAAAAAAAAATCAATAAAAATAATTAAAAAAAATAATACTATTTCTGAAGATGATATTAAAGAATTTAATAAAAATGTAGCATCTAAGCAAAATTCTACATTACAAGAAGAAAAAGTAAATCAAGAAAAAGTAAACCAAGAGAAACTAAACCAAGAAAAAGTAAATCAAGAAAAAGTAAATCAAGAAAAAGTAAACCAAGAAAAAGTAAATCAAGAAAAAGTAAACCAAGAAAAAGTAAACCAAGAAAAAGTAAATCAAGAAAAAGTAAATCAAGAAAAAGTAAATCAAGAAAAAGTAAATCAAGAAAAAGTAAATCAAGAAAAAGTAAATCAAGAAAAAGTAAACCAAGAATATTCTCAAGAAGTAAATACAGTTCAACTAACACAGAATAATTAATTTTTACAAATTTTTTCATGTGAAACATCTGGATTAGAACAATATTCTTTATTATTAATCTGTTTAACATTAGTTCCAAACCATTCATCTGCACCAAATACAATAATATTATAATTACCTTTTTTAGTTCCCTTTTGTAAATGATGGTATTCATGATTTCTATAAAAGAGTTTATTAATGAACTTGAAATTTATATTTGATTCATATGGTCCTTCTTTTAAAGTATATGATCCTTTATATTCATGCATAAGTGGATGAACTTTATTCCATAAATAAGACCATATAATTGTAATAAATATACTAAATATTAAAATACTTGTATAACTAATTTTAATTCCACTTATAAACATGGAAAATAATAATGATATTAAAGCAAATATACTTATATATAAAAACACATTCCATCCCATAAAAAGTGAAGTTTTATATGTAACTTTAGAAAGTGTCATATTAGGTTTAACCTCTTTATGGTGTTCTATATGGTGATCACATGTTTCTTCAATTACACCATTAGGATCAATTAGGCTTAACAAATAATAAAACATAGATTTTTTATTACAGTGCATAATATATTTATGTATTATCCATTCACATATTGAAAAAAATATATAACTTGTACTTAAAAAAATAATTTGTTTGGTATATGGAGTTATAAGAGAAACAATATTATCTATATTTAATACTATATATCCATATATTAAACTATTTATAATAAATGCTTTAGAATCATCTAACATATATTTAAAAAATGTTGATGCAAATAAATTTATTAATCCAATTGATGCAGATAATGAATATGAATTAGTTATACTATATACATATGCATACAATACTAAAAAATTCAGATAATAACAATCCTTAAATTTCAATCCTAAAATTAATTTTATAATAAAAAGTAAAAATATTAGATGCAATTTATCCATTAATAATAAATAATAAAAAGAAATTATTTGTTAAACTGATATAAATAAATATATATATTTTATTTATATATTAAAATGGATAATATGAATGAAATGAATGTAATTAGACAGAATGTTAACATTATTAAACAATTTGCAGAAATCCCCGAATTTTCTTCTTTAAAAAAACAAATGAAAGTATCAATTTTAAAAATAGATTCAAATCTATCTGATTATGAAGATAAAGTATATCAAACTGTTAAAGATTCTGAGTACTATAAATCAATGGAAGAAGTTCTACCATCATTTTCAAAAGAATTTGAAGCACTTTTTATTATGGTGTTAAGAGATTTTGATTTAGGTCCATTAGAATTTATGTTATCAACAATGGAATCTATTGCAGCTGGAAACATTAGTAAAGATAAAGGTGAAATGGCTATTGGTGAACATTTAGCTGAAAAATTTATTAAAACAAATATTAAACCAAACTTGAATAAATCAAAAAATATTAAAAGAAAATAATATTATACAATAATTTGTGCATAGTTAGTAATATGTGTATTTGATTGTGATAATGAACTATCCATTATATTCCTAACACTTTTTTGCACCGCCTTCATATCTGGAAGATCCAAAGGATAAAATGTTGAACACCAAAAATCATTAGCTTTTTGTTGTTCTTCTAAAAACTGATGATATTGATCTCCATAGTAATTACCAGAATTTATATATGTTATCATTTTATTAATAGATTCATGTTGTGTATTGGAGAGGAGTATTGATGAAATATTTGTTACATATTTAGTTTGAATATCAATTGTATACTTGGGTAAAATAGATGATAAAAACATTCCTTGAGATTCATTAGAATTAATTCTTTCTAATAGTTCTTCCATTGATTTAATTGCTGATGAGTCAATACCTTTGAATCCTTTACAAACAATATATCTTTCTGAATTAGATGGTCTTGATGTAAGTGGTTTTGTAATATAAACATCTTTATAAACAGATGATAGTATTGAAATCATCTTTATTGATATATCTGTATACATTTCAAATATTTTAAGTATAAAAGATCCACCATCAGCTTGAACTTTAAGTGCAGTAATTATCTCACCTAGTATCAATCTATATGCTTCTTGTTCTTGGAAATTTTCATCTTTCCAAATAAAACCTCCATCTGCAGTAACTAAATCTGCTTTTGATGAAAATTTCACAAATTTTTCAATTGATTTTGTACTTGTTAAATCTCCTCCATCTTGTTCATATATTTTAACTCTTGAATATTCTGTTCTAAAATCTTTCTTAAATGAAGGTACTCCTGACATACCTTCATCATCAATTGATATCACATAATGTGAATCTTTTGAATAATCAGAAGATTTATAAAATTTTTCTCTAAAAAAGATTAATGCTTGAACAAAAGATCCAGGTGCCTCTGCTAAATGTGCTGAAACAATTGGTCCTGAAGCCTTAGGGAAAAGATCAAACATAATTAACATTTCCCAAAGTTTATAAAAAGCTCTTGATACAATTGGAACTTTAGATTTTTCACCAATCTTAAAATACAACTTTGAATACGCAGCAATATCTAGTTTTTCTTTTTCAGAATTAGTTATAGTATGTTCAAAAGCATTTGTTACATGGTAAAAATTTTTATTTCTATACTTTGGATCATTAACAAAGCTCATTTTATCCTTTGATTTATGTATGAAAATATTAAATCCATTTGATATTTGTGGCTGAGATAAAAATCTAGAATAAGATTCTTTAAATCCATTTTTTTTAATATCTACAATGAGGCCATCTGATAGTTCGGGAAGCTTATATAATACAAATGTATTCATTTATATTATATACTAACATAATATTTAAATCAAATTAAAAATCAATTTTTTACAAGCTTTCAATCAAAATATGTTTTTCTATTTAATTCTTGTACAAGGGTTCCAATTTTTAAAAATAGATCAATTTGATACCCATAATACATTGGGTGTCTTGGATAATAACATTTACATGAATATTTGATATCACCAGTTGGAAAACAACATGTACATTTACTTATTGGTATGGTAGAGTCTAAATTATTTATTTGGATTGGTGTGTATGTTGAATCTAGTAATTTAATGTCAAACTTATATATATTTAATAAATCTGAATTCTTATACACCACATATGTCTTTTTAATTGCATAGTATAAATCTGTATTATTATTTATTTTAGGAAATAGTGGTCTAAATTCAGATATATTTTTAGTATTAAATAAAAATTTATTATTAGTAGGTTGAATACAAATATGTTGTATATAATTTGAAGATCCAGATGTTAAACTTGGAATATATTTGTTTAAAACTTTAGTATATGTTTGATTATTATATACCAATTCCCAACAAATTTTTGTACAAAAATTTACTGTAAAATTCACATTTGTATTAAGACCATTTGTTTGAACATTACAAATTTGATAAGATACTAATGGATTAATACTAGATACTATATCATCATTTATTTTTAAAGACCTGATTGAGTTAGAAATATCAGTAATATAAATGTTTGCAGATATATCTGTGGAACCATCATATTTATTTAAACGAGTATACTTGGGAAAAATAACATGTTCAAAAGAAATGTATTTGACATTTTTAAATACTCTGGGTAAAAATGATTTGGTTCTTGTTGATCCAGGACTTAACCAAACAGTAAAATTTAATGGATTAGAATTAACTGATATATCTCTATCTCCACTATTTAAATTAATATCATATTCTTCAATTTGGATATCTTTAAAAAAATTTGTATCTATATGATCATATTCAGACCAATAAGTATATAGTCCTAATGAATCAGGATATTGTATGATTTGATTTGATGATGTTTGTCTTTGAACTGGATTTGGTTGATAAATCAAGCTGTTATATAAATTTGTACAATATGGGATTGAATCTTCATTTTTAATATTTTTAGAAGTTGATATTTTTGATCTTGAAAATGAAAATGCAATACGTTTTGTGTTAGAAAAATTTGACATATTTTAGATTTCAATAAAATTATTCAGAAAATAAATTTATTAAAAAATCTTCATTTAATTTGTTAAAAAACACTTAAAAATAATATACTTTTTATAATAAATCAATGAACAGTATGAATTCTGGATTAGAGGATAATCTTAAAAAAAATATGTTTTCACAACAAAATACATCTAACTTATATGTTGATATTATTAAAAAAAATAATTTAGGATCAATTGATGGCGAGCAAAAAAAGTATTTAACAACACGTCTTGTTCAAACAATGAAAATGGTATTTGATAAAATTGATACAAGAAAACTAACACCTGGAAATTTTAATAAAGTTTTATCTGGTGCAAATGATCTTGTTTTAACCAAAATGAATGAAATGATTTCAAAAAGTAATGTGGGAATGATGGGTATGAATAGAGGAATTGAACTAAATTCTGGACAATCAAGACAACAAATGATATCATCTAGACCACAATTTACATCAATGAGAGATGATAATAGATTTAATCCTAATCCATCATTTATGCCAGTTGATCAATTTAATCAACAACAAATAGGATTTAATCCAATGGGTTCCAGTTCAAATAATGGTGATAGAAAAAAAGATTTTGAAGAATCAGCAAGAGATAGATTTTCTAGAATGCAGGCAGAACGAGATACCGATAGATCTATGATGGGTCAAAGACCTCCTACACCAGATTTTTCATTAGATGGTTCTGGTTCTAACAAAAAATCTCAACAACAATCACAACAACAACAACAACAACAACAAGTACAATTGAATCCACAACAATTTAACCAACAATTTAATTCAAATCAGTATAGTCCTAACCCTAATCAATATAATCCAAATCAATCAAGACAATCACAAATACCAAGTTCAGGTTCAAATGCTGTATTAGATCAATACTTTCAACCAATAACAAATGATAATTATACTTTATCTCAACAACATAATCAAATGGATAAATTTTTTAATCCAATTACTAATGATGCATTTACATTAAATCAAAATGTATTGGTAGAAGGATTTAATGATCCTGATATGACAACAAATATTAATGCATATACCACTGGAATTGATCCAAATAGAATTAGAATTGATGAAAGTATTAGACCAGAAGATAGATTAATGCAAATACAACAAGAAAGAGGAATGTTAGATAGTGCTTTAGGAATGACTAAGGATCAACAAGGTCAAACAAATATTAACCAACTACAACAACCACAACAGCAACAGCAA